TTATCACCAATGGGTGTATTATTAGTTGGAGGATTAATACATGACTACGGTTATAAATATCAAACCTTATTATGTAAAGGTAAAAAGAAGACTATTGGTATAAAAACCCAAAAGCAATTAGACATTATATTTAGAGACGTAAACATAATACAAAATGGCTTCAGGTTAATTAATTACTTAGCTTATTATGGTTTAAAGTTAGGTGGATTTGCAGCTTGGAATAAACATCGTAAAGTAAACGCAAAGTGGAATAAATAATGACTGATGCACAATATCAAGCTTTATATAAAAGTGGTAGTATGGATACTCAAACTAGAGTTGATTACGAAAGATATCTTGCAATGCAAAAATTTATAAATAACATGAACAATCAAACATTAGGTGATAATGTAGAAGTTATTAAAGCAGTTGAAGAACCTCCTGTATTTATAAATGATGAAACTATAGATGGAAGTAAAACTAGAATTAATAAAAATAATAAAAAAAGTTTACTAGATACAACTAAAAGTAAATTAAGTTGGTGGGATGAAATTACCAAAAATCTTAATAATAAAAGAAAAAATTTAACATTAGATTATGGACCAATTCCTGGTTTTAAACAAGTTTTAGATAACAAAGGTAATAAACAAGGTTATTATGATGCTGACGAAAATTCACCTTTCTGGAAAACTGATGCTGGTTATGAAAAAGCAATGCAAACATGGGGAAATAGTGGGACATTACCACAATTTGTTAAAAAACCTGTTAGAGAAGAATTAAATATTAATGCTATTAAAGATTTTTTTAAATTAAATAATGGATATTAAGTTTCATAGATGCACAGTTTTACAAAATGGCAATGCTTATTTATACTATAGGCATGATAAACGCATTAATGGTTATTTAGCATTAACAATAGCAATTGGAGATGATTTTAAAGATAAGAAAAATTTTGCAAAATTATTAAAATATTTTTTTAATGAAATTATTATTAATGACGATCTTTATGTAAGTTTTGCAGACAATGATAAAGGTTATTTTAAATATATTGATACAAAACCAATAGAATTTGAGAACCATGTTATCTACAAAGTTAAGCGATATAATAACGGACAATTTGAGGAAGAAGCATAATGGCAAAACAGCATGATTTAGATGTAGATTTAAGTGAACCAAAAAAGCTTGTAGATTGGAAAAATCCACCTGATTTATTAGAACTTAAAGCTGATTATGATGAAGCTCAGTCTTCACATACGTCACATGTATTAGACGTTGATAATTGGATAAATGCTTTAAATGGTGAGCAAACAATTAATAATAAGAAAGGTAGATCAAAAATTGTCCCTAAACTTATTAGAAAACAAGCTGAATGGCGTTATGCTGCATTAAGTGAACCTTTCTTGTCTACAGATGATCTGTTTAATACATCCCCAATGACTTTTGAAGATAAAGAATCTGCTATTCAAAATCAATTGTTATTAAATTATCAAATTAATTGTAAATTAGATAAAACTGCTTTTATTGATGAATATGTACGTACTGCAGTAGATGAAGGAACTGTTATTGTTAAAGTTGGTTGGGAATATCAAGATGAAATAATTGAAGTAAAAGTTCCTGATTTTGATTATGTTCAATCTCCTGAATCAGCGCAAATGCATGAACAATTGCATCAAATGATGGAACAAAATCCTGAAATGTATGAAAAAAATACAGCTCCTGAAATGAAAGAAGCTCATAGAATAACTATGGAAGGTGGTGTTCCAATGATGCCACAACAATCAGGTAGTCATATTGAAGAAGAGATTAAAATTATTAAAAACCAACCTGAATTAGAAGTATGTGATTATAACAATGTAATTATTGATCCAACTTGTTTAGGTGATTTAAATAAAGCTAACTTTATTATTTACAGTTTTGAAACATCTATGGCTGAACTTAAAAAAGATGGTAGATACTCAAATTTAGAACATGTTATATTAGAGAATGCTGCACCATTAGCACAACCAGACCATAACTTAGAAGATGAGACAAACTTTAAGTTTAAAGACGACCCACGTAAAAAAATAATTGTTTATGAATACTGGGGTTACTGGGATATTAACGATACTGGTGAAGTAGAACCATTTATTGCTACTTGGGTAGGTGATGTATTAATTAGAATGGAATCTAATCCATTTCCTGATAAAAAACTACCATTTGTATCAGTTCAATACTTACCTGTACGTAAACACATTTACGGTGAACCAGATGGTGCATTATTAGAAGATAACCAAAAGATTATTGGTGCTGTAACACGAGGTATGATTGATATTATTGGTAGGTCTGCTAATGGTCAAATGGGTATTCGTAAAGATGCATTAGATGTTACAAATGCTCGTAAGTTTGAACAAGGTGCAGATTATAAATTTAATTCTAATGTAGACCCTAGACAAGCATTTCACATGGATACGTATCCTGAAATACCTAATAGCGCATTAAACATGTTAAATCTTCAAAATAACGAAGCAGAATCATTAACAGGTGTTAAAGCATTTAATAGTGGTATTAGTGGCGCAGCATTAGGTAATACAGCTACAGGTATTAGAAGTGCACTAGATGCAGCATCTAAACGTGAGTTAGGAATACTTAGAAGATTAGCAGATGGTATTAATCAAATAGGTCGTAAGATAATATCTATGAATTCAGAGTTTTTATCTGACCAAGAGATAATTAGAGTAACTAACGAAGAGTTTGTTGCTATTAATCGTGAAGATTTAGGTGGTATGTATGATATTAAATTAAATATATCTACAGCTGAAGCTGACAACGAAAAAGCACAAGAACTATCCTTTATGTTACAAACAATGGGTAATAATATGGATTCGTCAATGTCTCAAATAATTTTAGCTGATATTGCTCGTTTACGTAAAATGCCTGATTTAGCACAACAAATTAAAGAATATCAACCACAACCTAATCCAATGGCTCAACAAAAAGCAGAACTTGAAATGCAATTATTACAAGCTCAAATTGCTAATGAAACAGCTAAAGCGCAAGAAAATGCAGTAGATGTGGAATACAAAAAAGCTAAAACTCAAACTGAATTATCTAAATCTAGAAGTATTAATAGTAAAGCTGATTTAGATGATTTAACTTTTGTTGAACAAGAATCAGGAGTAGGTAGACAACATGAAGAAAATATGAAAAAAATGGATCAACAAAATACATTGGATACTAAATTTGCAGATGCAATAATAAATGATCCAATGTTAAATCAACAGTAAAATTTGAAAAATAGTGATATAATCGCGAAAAAGGAGAACTTTACTACTTTGTTTTTATCTCAATAAGAGGACACACGATGAGCACAGAAGAACAATTACAAGAGTTAGACGATAATATGCAACAAGCTAAGCATTTTATTGAAATTAAAGATAGTTGTGTAAAACTTTTTAAAAATAGAGAATTTAAAAAAGTTATATTAGATTATTATTTTAAAGAAGAAGCAGCTAGATTAGTTATGGCAAAAGCAAGCTCTTTAAATAAAGAACAACAAGAAATCATTGACAACATGATTTATGGAATAGGAGCGTTAAGTAATTTCTTTGATAGTGTATTAACAAGAGGTACACAAGCAGAACAAGCATACAGAGAAGATGAAGATGCTAGAACTCAAATATTACAGGAGGACTTAAGCAATGGCTGAAGTAAATAGTCCTCTAGGAATGGATGATGAAGAATTCCTAAAACAAGATTTAAGTGAACTTGAAGCTGAGTTAATTGCAGCAGAAGAAGCTGAAGCTCAAGAAGACACTGAAGAAATTGATACTCCTGAAGAAGAGCAAACTTCTGAAGAAGTAACAAGTGAAGAAACTGAAGATATTCCCAATGAGGCAGACCCTTATGAGGAAACGGAAGAATCTGAAAGTAATACGGAAGAATCTGACGAAGAGATATTAGAAAATGAAGTAGCTGACCTAGATGAGGATACTCAACTAGAAGACGAAACATTAGAAGATGCTAGTGAACCAGAGTCTGAAGATACAGATGCAACTGAAGATACCAATGAAGCTAAAAAAGAGAAGGATACTTCTCAAGCTGAAATTGATTATGAAGCGGCATATAAACGGATAATGGCACCATTTAAAGCTAGCAAGAGGATGATGCAAGTTGATAACATTGACGATGCAATATCTTTAATGCAAAAAGGCGCTGACTATCATAATAAGATGAAGACATTAAGTCCTAATCTTAAAATAGTAAGTACTTTAGAAAAAGAAGGATTGTTAGATCAAAATAAACTTAACAATTTAATCGATCTTTCTAAAAAAGACCCTAAAGCAATTGCTCAACTTTTAAAAGATAGTGGTATTGATCCGTTAGATATAGATAATAATGAAGATGTTAATTATAAACCTAACAACTATAGTATTAGTGATAGAGAATTTGCTATAAATCAAATAATAGATGATATTAAAGATACTCCTTCTTTTGATAAAACAATAAACATTTTACAAAGAGAGTGGGATTCAGAAAGTCGTAAAACAATTTCTGAAAATCCAACTATTATTTCAGTTATTAACGAACACGTTTTTAATGGTATTTATGACAAAGTTATATCAGTTGTCGATAGAGAACGAGCATTAGGAAGATTAGATAATGTTCCTGATGTAGAAGCTTATAGAATAGTAGCTGAAGATCTACAACAAAAAGGTATTATAGTACCTGAAAGGTCTAAAACAACACCTTCTAAACCATCTGTACCGAAGACTAAAGCACAGGACCCTGCTGTTGTAAAACAAAAGCGTAAAGCTGCAGCAGGAACAAGAAAGACTGCGGGTAAAACTGATTCAGCTGGAACTAATTATTTAAGTATGACTGATGAAGAATTTATGAAATTAGCCGATGTATAGTCTTTCTCTTTTAATACAGCTATAGGAGAAATAATATGGCTCATGTATATGGTGACGGTACTAATAGTACTATAGGTGCACAAGCGCGCACTGACTTTTATTTTAAGAAAGCGCTTATTAAAGTACGTGATATTCAGTACTTTATGCCTTTGGCAGATGTAAGGGCTATGCCTAAACATCATGGTAAGACAATTAAGCAAGACGTTTATCAACCACTATTAGATAGTCTTAACGTTAACGACCAAGGTCTAGACGCAGATGGACTAACTATTACTAAGGAAAAGTATAAAGCTTATACGGTTGCTGGTGTAGAGATAACAAGTGGTACTGGTCATGTTGCAGCGACTGCATCTGCTACTAACTACTTTGGTACTAAGGCACAAGCTGAAGGAGCTAGTGGTGCAGCTGCTGTAGTTGAAATTGGTGGTAATATTTACGGTAGTCACAAAGACGTAGGTGTTATTGCTGATCGTCTACCAGCATTGACAGAGAATGGTGGAAGAGTTAACCGTGTCGGTTTTACACGTACACAAATTACTGGTTCACTTGTCAAGCAAGGTTTCTTCACTGAGTACACTCAAGAGTCTTTAGACTTTGATTCAGACTCAGAGTTGATGTCACACATCACTGAAGAAATGATGGTTGGTGCTACAGAAATGACTGAAGCACAATTACAGAAGGATTTGATTAATACTGCTACTTCTAGCGGTACTGTTCAATATCCAGGTACAGTAACGACTAAAGCTACTGTAGCTGCAGCTGTTGACTATGATGACCTAATGACTTTATCTATTGCTTTGGATAACAATAAAACTCCAAGATCAACTAAGATAATTTCAGGTTCTCGTATGACTGACACTAGAACTGTAATGGGTGGACGTGTTATGTATATTGGACCAGACTTAATTCCTTTAGTACGTAAAATGAAAGGAATTGATACTAGTTCTGCTGTAGGTTCAGGTTTTATTGGTGTAGAAAAATATGCTGATGCTACTAATATACTTAATGGTGAAATTGGTTCAGTAGACCAGTTCCGCATTGTTGTAGTTCCTGAAATGCTTTACTCACAAAGAGGTGGTGCATCAGGTGCTGATATTTACCCAATGCTTGTAGTTGGTGATGGTGCATTCACTACTATTGGTTTCCAAACTGATGGTAAGACTTTAAAGTTTACTACTACTCATAAGAAGCCAGGTAAAGAAACTGCAGACGTTAATGATCCTTACGGTGAAAAGGGTTTTTACTCAATCAAATGGTACTATGGTTTTATGGCTTTACGTCCTGAACGCCTAGGTATTCTTTGGACTAAGAAAGCTTAATTTAAGTTTTCTTACTATCTTCTCCACATACTTTGTATGTGGGGAAGATTTATAAAGGAGATGATATGAATATAAAAGAAATGACATCCAAACAAATTAGTGACGAATTAAGTAATAGAGGTGTAACTATGCATTTTAATAGTAAAAGAGAAAAGCTAGAAGAAGCTTTAATAGCAACTGATGATGTTGATGTTGCAGTATTAGAACCTGAAGTAAAATCAAATGTTGTTTTTTTAACAGAAGAAGATTTAATTGCAAATGATTTTAAAGTTAATGGTGTTGAATTAGAAGGTGCTAGAGATTTACATGCAATGAAACTTATAAGAGTTATTGTAAGATCTAATGACCCTCTTGAAAGAGAATCAGCAGGTAAGATATTTACAGTTGGTAATAGAGAAATTAATGGTGGTAAAGCAGTTAAAAAATATATACCTTTTAATAATGAAGAAGGATGGCATATACCCCATATTCTTTACGAACATCTTTTAGCTGCAGAATGTCAAATATTTGCAAAAGTTAAACGTAATGGTCAAGAACTAATGGAGCCACAAAATATTAAAGCTTTTAATGTTGAAGTATTGCCTCCTTTAACTGAAGAAGAAAGAGAGAAATTAGCAGTTAAACAAAAATCAACAGGATCAGTAGGATAATATTATGGCACTAACAAATGCATCACTGACACAAGGTAGTTCAGTAACAAATACTAATAATGTAATTACAGGTACTGGTGTATTTGATGATTTAATGGAATCTGTTACTGCTCATTTAGAAGCACAATATCAACTAGGTAGAATAACAGGAACTGATTTTGCAACTGTATATCTAGGAGCAATGCAAAGTGCTTTATCTGCTTCAGTTAGTTATACAATTGGTCAAGAAAAAACAAATGCAGAAGTTGTTTTGTTAACTCAAAAACAAACAACTGAATTTGCTCAAACACTTGTTACAGGAAATCAAACTCCTAATGCTAATAGTATTTTAGGTAAACAAGCTACATTATATGGAGAACAAGCAAAAGGTTTTAAATGGAATGCTGACCAAAAATATCTTAAAACTTTATTAGATGCTTGGGCTATTAACATTAATGTAGCAGGTACAGCTGCTACTAATGTTACTGCACTTAATGCTACAGGTACAGGTAATATTAATACACAAATTACTAACGCAGAACCTACAGGCTAATGTCTAACAGATTGCGCAACAATGTCATAGCTTTAGGTATTGTTGCATGTTTTTGGATTATTTTTGTATTACCTGTAATGGCAGTAGATGAAAGCTCAATAACACAGAACACTACATCTACTGTAA